ATGTTGCCCGCGTGGATGCGGTTCACGCCGGAGTAGCCGTTCTTGCGAGCGGCCTCGACGAGCACCTCCTGGAGACTCGACTGGTTCCGACGCTTGTCGGCCAGTTCGAGCGTCTTCTGATCGAAGACCTTCTCGGCGTTGGGCAGACCGCCCGCGAGGCACAGGGCCGCCTCGATCACCTTCGGTTCGCTCTGGGCAGCCACGTCGGCGACGTGAATGGCCGGAGCCGGGGCAACGGCACGGGAGGCACGAACCTCGTCCAGCCGCTCCGCCCGAATCTTCTCGAGCACGAGGCCCGCGATCTCTTCGGCGGTGGGGGCGTGAGCCTTGATCTCCGGGGTCTTCTCCACGGCGACGCTCGCCGTGTCTTCCGCCGAAGCCTTGACGGCATCGACAGGCGTCTCGTTGAGCTTGTCGCTCATGGGGGAAACCTCATTCGCCTCGGCGGCGATAGCCGCGGACGTTTGACCGTCCGCACCGAACAGGACCACGCTCGTCTCACGGAGAACCGCTCCACGAGCAACACTGATGGGGCCGGCGAACTCGCGACCGTTCACGGTCACGCTTGCTCCGGCTGCGATGTTTTCGATCGAGCCAACGTCGGCTCCGATGGATGCCTGCAGCGGCACGCCGGCCTTCGCGAGAGCGATCAGCTTGTCGCCGGCTGGCGTCCCTCGGATCAACTCACCGCTGAGCAGGAGTTGGCTGCCGTCGTTGGTCGCCTCGACGCTCTTGCCGATCACGGAGTCGAGCAGCGGCATCTCTTTGCCGTGGGCATACAGGATCGGGATCGGACGAGAGGCGTCGATCTGCGCGAGATCCACGACGAGCGGATTCCGGCTCCAGCCCTGCCGGATGGCTGCCCCGGTGTACGCCACCAACTGGAACGTCGGCGTGGTCGCCTCATCGGCGGCCTGCACGTTCAGCGTCGCGGACAGTTCGATGCGGTTGCTCACGCTGGTTGCTCCTGGGGCTGCGGGCGGGCCGGCTGCGGGGCGACCTCGATGCCCAACTCACGCTCCATCGCCTTCTCCGCGGCCCGCTGGCGGACCACGACCCGCCAGTCCTTGCCGCGCTTGCTGCACACTTCGGCGAGGCTCGCCATGTTGTTCGTGACCATCGCGGCGTCGGCGTCTGCTTCCTTGAGCGGATCGACGTGCTCGAAGCCGTCCCACACCCACGTCCAGTTCCAGGCTGCGAACGGCGGGAGGCCGCGGGGCAGGACGCCGGCCACGACCGCCTCGTCGAGCCACGAGTAGAGGAGCGGATCAAGGAACGTCCGCTCCATGTCCGACCGCTCCACGGCGATCCGCTTGCGATAGACCAAGTAATCGCCACGCATGGACGAGTAGTTGGCCGTGGACGAATCCATCGCCGCCACGATGTAGGGCATATCAAGGCAGCGGGCGATCTCGTTGAGGAGCCGCCGCACGAAGGCGTCGTGGCTCGAGGTCGGGTGCTCGGCCTTCATCTGGACCGGTTCCCAGCCGTCCGGTGCGGCGATCGCCATGCCGCGGACGATCGGCATCGTCTCTAGCGTCTCGAGGCTCGCAGCCCCGGAGCCGTCGGCCGGCATGGTCGTCTTCAAGATCGCGGCGAACGATGCAGCCGTCTCGGCCGCCGTCACCACGGCGAGCGTGTACCGGCGAAGCAGGGCGAACAGTTCCAAAGCCGGAGTGATCTCCGGGACACCGCGATGCTGCCCGGGGCGGGTGGCGTGGAACCAGTGGCACACGTTCCCGGCATCAACCCAGTTGCCGTCGAGAGCGTAGCCGGCGGCAAGGGATCCCGGGTGCCGCTTCGACACCCAGTAGCCGGTGACGTTGCCGTCGTCGTCGAACCGCAGCCCGTCAACGTCGTTGACCGTGAGCAGGCCCATCGGCGACATGACCTGATCGGCCTCGATCAGCTTGATGTCGAGTTGCACGCCCTGGAGCCGGCGGTTGTTCGTCACCAGCCCGAAAACTTCGCCGTCGCTGATCTTTGAGGTCTTTGCGATCCGCAGCTTGCGGGCGAGGTCGATTGCGTCGGCCCAATCTGCGATGGCGATCTCGATCGTCCGCACGGCTTCCGCGGACACGTCGGGGCCGAGATCAAGTTGCAGCCGGGGGCCGGTGCCGACGAGATCGTTGCTCCAGGTGGAGGCGATGCCGGCGGCGTAGGAGTTATTTCGCAACTCGTACCGGGCACGGTTTCGGAGCGTCTGGCGGACGTGCGGCTGCAGGCTGGCATCGGCGGACAGGTGATCCGCCCGGGACCAGTGGTTGCGGTTCAGATCGTTCGTCTGTGCCGCGTCATACTTCGCCCGCACGAGCGTGGAGATGGCAGCCTGCTGCGTGTCGATCGTCTGCTGGAGACTCGACCGGCTGGCACCACCGCCCATGATGCGGGAGAGGAACCCCATCAGCTCGCTCCGGGGTAGCGGCACTGAGCAAGCCGCAGGCTAGCGAAGGGCGAGCCCGAGGCTTGCGTCTGCCGAGCCTTCAAAACGAACTCAGCGGCGGCCACTTGGCGGTCAAGCTCGTGCTGCTCGACTTCGCCGGCGTCGGTGCGGGCACGCCGGGGCTGGGCGAGATTCGCTGCGATCGCGTCGATCACGTCGGAGTTGTCTGCCACTGGAGGCTCCTGGTGCGGGATGCTGCCGCATCCCTACCACCAGTGTACCAGTGTTCAGTAGCCGACCGGGCCGTCCAAGAACTCCATGAAGCCCGCGCTATCCGCTGCGGAAAGCTCCGCCTCGACCTCGTCCCAAAACTCTTCATCGAGGTAGGCGGGCATGGCGGTGTCTCCTTACCCCCATTTTACGAGGGCACGGACGACCGCCGGATCATCGGGACGCCATCATCCACAGGCCGATATTTGCGAATGCGTACCCGGCATATGTGGCCGACATCGGCAGGTTCCCTCGCCAGAGCTGCTCGAGGCAGACGTAGGCGTAGATGCAGCCGGTCAAGGCGATCAGGTGGGCACTCACTGGGGATCCTCCCGGCGTGTTATGCGGAACACGATAGCGGCGGGCTTTCGCGTCTCGCGGCCGTTGCGAGCGAAACAGCGGCGTACTATGCAGCACGGGCCGCTGCTATCGGGAACCGCATAAACAGTGGTCATGAGTTTCCAGCGATAAATCGCACAAGCCAGATCGCACCATGGAATGCGTGCGCAAAAACGCAGCCAAGACAAACAAGCACAATCGCCATTCCAAACACCGAAAAGGGAAACAAAAACAGCCCGAGGATGGCGAATCCCACCGGGTCGTCATCCGGGATCGGGCAGATGCGACCGCGCTCATAACCACGCGATCGAATGGACTGCTCGGCTTCGCTGCTCATGGTTGCTGTCTCCGTTTCTCGCTGCCATTCATCTCTGGCGTTCTATTGCTGATCGAACCCCAGCAAAACATCGGCCCATTTCTTCGCCCAGACTGCCGACCACCACTGGTTGGTTCCGCCCTCGCGGCAGATTTGGTACTGACGCCACGCGACCATCAGGTACGCCATCATCCGAAACACTTTCGGCCGCGACGAACCCGCCCATTTCGGAACCGTGCCCAGCCGCTTAGTGATCGACCTCTTGGCGTCGTCGTCAAGCCTGTCCCAGTGGTCGCGCCAGTTGTATTCGATGTGCGACCACTTCGCGGACGCATCGCACGCAATAGAACCACGCGATGGAATGGACTGCTCATTGGCGTCTGTCATGTCTCATGCTCCTGTGTTCGCAGCCATTCATCTTTGGCGCTATCCAAGAACCCAACCGTCGCCGCCGCAAGTCGGGCACCGCGCGAACTCGTACTCGTAGTGCGTGCCCTCAAGCGACGGACACTCTGCGTCTATCGCCATGTCGCGGCTGACCAATGTCTCCCCTACGCAGAACTTTCCAGAACCACCGCAAGCGTCGCAGGCGACTTGCTGCGGATAACCAGCGGATGCAAGAGACGGCTCGGCCGCGTCCTGCGTGTTGTCAGTGTTCATTGTTCGCCGCTCCTGATCCTGCGTGTTATTTTGACTCTTCCGCAGCGGCAAGACACCGCATGTCAGGAACCCACTTCCAATCGTTGCAACCGCCCTGCTCAATCAGTGCGTTTCGGCCACGCACCTCAACCAGCACGCCACGCCTAGCGATTCCGCGCCCGGCCTTTGGGCAGTAATGCTCCTCCCACTGCACTTCCTTGCCGATCAACTTTCGCAGTTCATTGATTTTCATGCTGGACTCTCACGCAAAATAACCACGCGATGCTGCGGACGAGCCGCAGATCGCAAGTGTGTTATGCCTTCTTCGCCGCCGGGACGAATCCGAACGTCAGCCCAACCAGTGAGAGCCGCTTGTCTGGCTCATCGTCGCCGGGGCGAACCTTGATGTGCGGGGCCGCCTGAAAAAGAATCCCGTCCGCTCCAGCCCTCGCGATTTCGTAGGCCATTCGCTTCGGAATCCGCAGGTGCCCGCGAGGAAGTTCCTCGGAGAACACAAACACGGGAACACTGACGAGTTGCTCAATGACGGGGCGATCTTCGCTTTCCATGATTCTCCTCGCATAACCAGTCGATGCAGCGGACTCCCGGTGCCGCCGTTTGGTGATTCTACGTCAGTGGCCGGGAGCCGCTGATCTTCCGTGTTCTCACTCTAGCCGATCAAGCAGCCCGCGCAGCGCGGCCAACTCCTCGTCGCATTCGGTGGCAGTTGTCTCGGCCATCCCCACGCACCACGCAATCGCCGCACGCTCCGCGTCAGTGAGCGTGGCGTGAACTAGCAGGCTCGCAATGATCCGCTCTGATGGAAGAGGCCTAGCAGCACGCGACCGTGCCAGCCATTCGCGGGACTCGTCCAGTATGTTTGCGTGAGAACCACGCGATGGAATGGACTGCTCGGCTTCGCTGCTCATGGTTGCTGTCTCCGTTTCTCGCTGCCATTCATCTCTGGCGTTACCCGCGCACCTGTTGCCCGCAAAACGCCATAGCCTTGGCGAGCATATAGCAGCAGAAGTCGGCCTCCGCTCGCGTTGGGTGTTCTTGTCGAAATCGGATGTCCATCGCTGGCGTCCCTACGATCCCGCACGCAAACCGGCCGCCGCCTGCATCAAACACTCGCAGGAACCTCGCCATCACAAGTCGCTCGTCGGTGGTCGCGTGCGCTGGCGGCTCGGGCGGATAGCCACCGTCTGCACCAGACGGCTCGGCTACGTTCCTCTTGTCACTCATCGCTATCTCCTCGCTTGCTGGTGAGACTGGACGCTACTGCAACCGCTCCAGCAATCCCCGCACCACCTTCTCCGTCCACTGCATGGCCCGGCAGGCGGCGTCTTCCGCGACGCGGCCCAACACCTCTCGCTCCTCGTCGGTGAGCGTCGCTTCCCCTGCGGCGATTACGCCCTGCAATCGCCGCACCTCCGCCGCGAGAAGGTCTGGGTCGCGGCACGCGTCGGGGTCGATTCTCATGTCAAAAACACTTATGCGATCACGAAAAGTCTTACGCCACGCCAGCCGCACGCAAGAACGCTTACTGGTCGATCACCCGATTCTGCCACCACTGGCCTATTGGTCAACCCGAATGCCTGGCGATGATTTCCGCCCTTCTGGCAGCCATCTCTTCCGCCGTGATCCGTCTTCGCACAAGCCCCTTCGGCGACTCCGCACCAACCGCCGACACACCAACTACGCTCGCCGCAACCGCCGCACCTACGACACCGTCGAGCCAGTGGTTGTCTCTTCCAGGGACGAGCTGCCATTCGTCAACCGTCCGCCCGGTGGATTTGTTCTCGGTGCGAACCGGGTACTCGCTTGAGAGATGGTCGAACAGCATCTCGTGCCTGCCTTGGTGGAATGTGAACGCCATCGGGTCGGCCGCACCCAGCTTCATCCGGCCGATCACCAGCGACTTCCAGTAGTTGGTGTCGAACAGAATGTGTCGACCCTTTTTGATTGTCGAGGTCCGCCAGTGGGCACCGACCCGCTCGCCCGGCTCCGCCTTGGCGTCGGACATCGTCCGCCGGCTCGCACCGACGTAGCGACCGTGCGACGGCATCAGGCGGGTGCCGTGGCGGGAACGACGAGCGAAGTCCCGGGTCACGTCAGCCGTCTGTGCCCAGTTGGCGTCCACAAGCATCAGGGCGACCCGGTGAACGGCGTCGGAATCCTCTGATTGACACTCCCGGTCGAGAATCTCAGCCGCCACTACCTCGAGCCCCTGGTGCATGGCGTCCGCCAGCGGGGCGTTGCCGGCTGCAAGCCGCAGCGTCTTCTCCACGTCCCGGAGTGCGAAATACTGCCGGTGTTGGTCGGGGTAGGTGCCGTAGGCCACCGTGTGCCCGCGAAGCTGCGGCCCCCATGCAGCAACCAGCCAGTAGAGGCACGCTTCCTGCACGTCAACAAAAGCCGTGAGCGTGCTGCAGCCCGCCGGCACGATCCACTGCGGCACGTTGATCGCGTGCGAGACGAGATCCGCAGGCCGGACGGCATCGGTGCGGGATTCGTCGGCGAGCGGTTCCTGCTGGTACTCGCTGGCGAACACCTCCGGGCCGTCGTCGATGAGTGCGTTGTAGAAATGCTGGACGGCGGATAGTTCTTGCTCGCGGTCGTAGCAGTGTTCCCAGTAGACATCGCATCCCTCGTCCATCGCCGCCTGGTTGGCCCGGTAGAACTCCGTCGCCTCCCGCCACGCCCGGAGCTGGTCGCCGTCAATCTCCTTGTCGTAGGTCTGCCGCAGTCGCTTGTATTCGCCCATCCAAAGGTCGTCATGCCGCTTCGACCACGCCCGCACCGCCTTCACCCTGACGCCCTGCCATGCGGGGTCGGATAGCAGTTGGTCGATCACGTCGTCCTTTGCGATCACCGTGGCGTTGCACACCACGGCCAGCGTCTTCCCGTGGCCGCCGAGTTTCA